AGCAGAATCAAGGGAAGATATGCTGCGAGAGTTATCATTGATTTTGATGTCGAGAGAACAAGCACAACACTTCCCCTTGAAGGGGTGAAAGAGCGTTTCAAATTGTTTCCTGCGGCATTGGAAAAAATCATTAAAGATGAAACTGATTTGAGTACGGTTGAAGTAACAGAAGAATCTTTTGTTATATCTGAGTTATATGACAGCAATGAGAAAATTGAAAAGGAGTAAAAATGGATACAGAAATAAAAATTAAAGCAAGGACAGAAGGATTTGAAGAAGCGACACAAAAGATAGAAGCATTAACGGAAGCGTATGATGGATTTCCAGTACAGGTACAGATTAAGGGCTGTAATGGGTGTACGTTCAATATATATCCTTCACAGGTTCAGATCAAAGATATGGGAGGTAATGAAGAATGAGTGGCGGAAGGTTTAACTATGCAGACAGCAACGCTATGAATGAGATATTCGGTTGGGCGGACAAACCTAGCAATGTATTTGAAGATAGGGAGATCAGCGAACTTGTATGGGATGTTTTCAATCTGATACATGATTATGATTGGTACGCAAGTGGAGACACAAGCAAACAGTCATACCTTAAGAGCAAAGCAGATTTTAAGAAAAAATGGTTTGGCGGAAATAGGGGTTTGCGAATACGCATGATTATAGATCAGTCAATAGAAGATATTCGAAAAGAACTGTATGAGACATTCAATGTGAAGGAGACAAAAGAGTGATATATGTAAGAGATGAATCAGGCGTGGTTACAGAGCAGGACAACGTAAATCACCCGAAGCATTATGAGCTTCCAAATGGCATCGAAGTCTTTGATGTGATTGCAGGATCAATGAGCGAGGAAGCCTTAAAAGGATTCTGCATCGGGAATGTAATCAAGTATGTTTGCAGGCATGACAGAAAAAACGGAATTGAGGATTTGCGAAAGGCAAAGTGGTATCTAGATAGATATTTGGAAGAGATCGAAAAAAATTAAAAAAAATTTCAAAAAAACGCTTTACTTTTCCTTTTAATAGGTGTATACTCTAATTGTAAGGTAGTTGAGCTACACGAAAGGGAGGTAACAAGATGAAAAAATACAGAATAAAAGGAAATACAGAGATCGTAAATGCATCTTGCATGAAACAGGCACTGTATAAGCTGATTGATCCAGACGGAGATTTCACATATCGGAATCACTGGTACACGAGAAGTAATCGCAAGGCATGGGCAGATGTTGAAACATCTTACGGGTATAAATGCAAAGTAGAGGAAGTTTAATACATAGCTGAGCTAACGGCTACGGGCAGAAAGAGAGGAAAAGAAAATGACAAGAAAGCAGTATATCAATAAGGGACAGCAGTTAATATTAGCGATTTACAAGCATCCTCAGAGCTTATATCCAGAGGGTCAAAAGATCGGAGAACACTTGAAGCATTTCAAGAAGAATGCTAAAAGCGTTCCAGAAAAATTTGGAAGCTATGAAGCGGCGTGGAATTGCGATATTATGAAATGGGCAAGAGAGAATTATTTAGGATAAGTCGAAACGGGCGAAAGCCCGTCTGTCAGAGATAACCTACTGGCACTGATGAGACAGGTTGAGAGACAGGAGGAGAAATTATGAAAAAGTATTACAGCACACAGAGACCGATCATGTTAGGCGGTTGTCCGAAAAGAGGGCTTGTAGAGTTTTATAATTATGACCGCAGACAGATGGAGAAGGAAATCGGCAGAGAGGTATGGGGGTATGTTCTGTATAACAGAGAGCTTACGGAGGAAGAGATCAAGGATTATGAGTTAGTGAAAGCATGAACATGAATAGACAGGAGTTTAGCAAGATCGCAATGGCGATACGGACATATTATCCGAATCAGAATATCATGCCAAATCAGCAGGCTATGGAGCTGTGGTATCTTCAGCTACAGGATATTCCGTATAAGGTCTGCATGGCGACTGTCAATAAGTGGGTAGCTCTTAACAAATGGGCTCCCACTATAGCAGACATAAGAGAAGGTGCATTGAACGTCACAGAAGGCTCTGAGAGGGCTTGGAGCGATGCTTGGCAGGATGTGCTAATAAATATAAGGGAATACGGGTATCATCGAGCGGAAGATGGCTTAGAGAAGCTTACAGGGGCAACTAGGGAAGCTGTGGAGAGAATAGGATATACAAGGCTTTGTCATTCTGAGAATATCACAGCAGATAGAGCAAACTTCCGTGACATCTACAACGAGATCGTAAAAAGGAAGTCACAGGAAAAGCAGATTCCGAGACAGTTATTGGAGCATATAAACAATATCAAAATGATAGGAAAGAAAGGAGAAAAAGAATGACACTGGTAGAACTTCACAAGGTTATGGGAGACAGAATTGAGGTAACATTGAGAAATGACCTTACAACAGAAGAGAGAACAATCGAGAATGAGCAGACTAGAATTATTATCAGCACTGCAAAGCAGATGATTAACAACGGAAAGCTGATTCTTGAGTATGAGAAAGCTCTTGCACAGGCGAAGACGCTTACGCACTCCGTTCTTGCTGACATGATTGGTGAACAGAAATGAAAAGATACACAGAAGAACAAAAGCAATGGCTGAGAGATAATGCCAGTGCAAAGGTATGGGAAGGTCAGAAGGAGTTTACGGACTCCTTCAACCGTACCTTTAATGAAAACAAAAGCGTTGATGCGTTGTCTACTTATTTGCAGAAGCATGATATAGATTTTTTATCTAAAGGAAGATTAACAGCGGAACAGACCAAGTGGATAAAAGAGAATTGCAGTGCTATTGAATGGAGAAATACAAAGCATTTTACAGACACGTTTAATGCTATATTCGGAACAAATAAAACTGCAAATGCGATGAACAATTATCTGTATAAGAATGGATTGCAGATTCGTTCTGGAAAGACAATAGATCATTATACAGATGAAATGAACTCGTGGCTGATTGATAACTTCGTACATTATGATTATGATTTCGTTGAGTTATCAAAAGACTTTAATAAACGATTTGGAACAGATTATTCAAATTGCAGGATCGCAAAACATTGTCACAGAAGATTAAAGATACACAATCCCAGAAAAAAGGAATCGCACAAGAAAACAAAAGGGAGAGGCTCTGAAAATTTATTCAGAAACAAAGGACAGTTTCAAATAGGTGTAACAAATGGAAAGGGATTGCCGATTGGGACAATTCGATATAATTCAGACGGAAGACCATTTATAAAGGTCCTTGAAAACGATGGTAAGGATGGAAAAATGAGCGGTCGCAAGGGACATAATTTTAAAGAACCTTGGTGGAAGCCGCTTCAGAAAAAGATATGGGAAGATCATTACGGAGAAGTTCCAGAAGGGTATGTTGTAATATCGCTCAATGGAAATCCGAATGATACAGATATAAAAAATATAGGAATTATTGATAAGCGTGGTACAACAGTGATGGCTAAGAAAGGATGGTGGACAAATAATTCTGTAATAACAGGAGATGGAGCGCAATGGTGCAATCTTTATTATACGGCAAAAGATAATGATGTTGATTTGAAAGGTTTATAAAAAGATGAATGATATTCTTGTAATAATTGGATTCATCTTAGTTATAATCGGAGTATTAAATATCATTCCGATTTTTGTAATGATTTCGGTTTTGTTTGTTATCCCGAAATTGATTTGTGTTATTGCAAGTAGAATTGAATCAGTGTATAATGATGAGGAGGACGATCTATGAGTAACAAAAGACCAATACAGGCGGACAGGATATTGGCATACATAAAAGAACACGGCGGAATAACATCTCTCGATGCTTCCCGTGACCTTGGTTGCATGAGACTCGGAGCAAGAATTTTCGAGTTGAAAGAAAAAGGATATGATATTCGAGGCGAGTTCGTAGATGTCGAAAACAGATACGGAGAAAAATGCCGAGTAAAAAGGTACTGGTTAGGAGGAACGAAATGAGTTATTTCCCAGATTGCAGGACAGATGAAAATTACAATGAGAAGTATCTGAATGATAGGGATAAAGAATATCTGGAGGGTTTTGATTGGTGCGTAAAAACTGTGTTAGAGCCCTTTGCAGATAATATGAACATTTACAAGGATGAATTCGATATTAACGGAGTTGCACTGAATCTCCCGTGGTTTCTAGAGAACAATCAAGAGGTTGCTGAAAAGCTCAAAGAATGTATGATTCATTTCTCTGAGATGGAAAGAAATATTCTTATCACTGCAATGATTGACGCCATGGATGAGGATGAATACAAAGAGATAAAGAACAAGGCGGATAAAACTGAGAATTAAATTTATTCGGAACATAGCTCAGTGGTAGAGCGACAGCCTTATAAGCTGTTTGTCGATGGTTCGATTCCTTCTGTTCCGATTATGCATAAGGGATTAGAAGGAATCCTGTTCAACCACTTATTCCGCAGGATTGTGCAGAAGGCTTACAGGACGCTGTGAGTATCAAGTTTCAGTATGGTGTAAATGGAAAGCACGCTTGCCTTTTGGCATGAGGTAGTCGTTCGAGTCGGCTTGCTGAAAGAGGTCGGGTAGCGCCCGAATGATGTGAGAAGGAGCAGGATACTCTTACAGAGAATGACAATGCCAAGCAAGGTTGGCTACGATCACTCGGTAGCAACGTAATGATGAGATCATTCCTTGTTTGGAAACTGCACAGCATATGTGATGATGGCTTGAGGGCGACAATGCCCGTTTACTTGCAGGACGCTATCTTTTCTGTGGGACATATGCTGTTGCCCCTTCGCCAAGCGGTCAAGGCGCGTGCCTTTGAAGCACGTATTTACTGGTTCGAATCCAGTAGGGGCAGTTCAAAGAAAGAAGATATAAAATGTACAGTTGTCAAAGTTTCGAAGCTGAAATAGAGCATTGGATAGAAACAAAAGGAGTTTTACTGTTTTGAACATTGAAAATATTTCTGTAAAAGACATAAAGCCTTATAAGAAAAATGCCAAGAAGCATCCTGCGGAACAAGTAGAATATATTGCGAATAGTATTCGTGAGTTTGGATTTCGTCAGCCTCTTGTTATTGATAAAGATAATGTGTTAATTATTGGGCATGGGCGTTTATTGGCTTCTAAAAAGTTAGGTCTGTCAGAAGTACCTTGTGTCCGTGCTGATGATCTAACCGAAGAACAGATTATGGCTTTACGGCTTGCAGATAATAAAACAAATGAATCTGAATGGGATTTGGATTTACTTGGCGATGAATTGAATGACATTTTTGATATTGATATGTCAGAGTTTGGATTTGACGATATACTCGAAGATGAAGAGCCAACAAATATTCTCGAAGATGAACCGCCAGAGACTCCAACAGAGCCAAAGGCAAAGTTAGGCGATTTGTATATTTTGGGAAACCATAAACTTATTTGTGGAGATTCTACGGATGTTGCGGTTATTGATAGGCTTATGGATGGGGTAAAGGCTGATATGGTATTTACAGACCCACCATACGGATATAATTATCAATCCAATATGCGAACAAAATCAGAGAAATTTGATGTATTAGAGAATGATGATAAAATATTAGACTTTTTCCCAAACTTGCTCGGAAGAGTAAAAGGTTTTGTGATGATATGCACCACTTGGAAAGTATTGGATAAATGGTTGCCATTATTCAAACAGTATTTTGATTTGTCCAACATGATTATTTGGGATAAAGGCGGTGGATATATCGGAGACCTTAAGCATACATTCGGCACAGATTACGAAATAATCTTGTGTTCAAACAATAACGCAGAAATAAAGGGAAAGCGTATCGGTAGCGTCTGGAGCATCGGAAAAGATAAAGAATCTGATTATGAGCATCCAACACAGAAGCCCGTTGAACTATCAGCAACAGCAATATCGTCAACTACTGAACAGGGAAACATAGTATTAGATTGTTTTGGCGGTAGTGGTAGCACACTAATAGCCTGTGAACAGTTAAACCGCAAATGTTATATGGCTGAACTTGATCCCAAATATGTTTCCGTGATTTTGCAAAGATATATAAACTTTAAGGGTTCGGATGAAGATGTATTTTTATTGAAAGACGGGAAGAAAATACCTTATTCAGAAATTGAATAAATGCTTGTGATCAAATTCAAGCAAGCTATAAAAGATAGAGATATCGAAAAGGTTGAAAAAATCTATAATGAATTTATCTTTGATTATGAGGGCACATTATGGGACGACCACGAATAGAGATAGATGAGAAAAATTTCAAAAAATTATGCGGTATGCAATGCACCCTTGAGGAAATAGCAGGTTTTTTTGATTGTTCGGAAGATACCATAGAACGGTGGTGTAAGCGGACTTTTAACGCAAGTTTTGCGGACACTATAAAAAAGTATAGCGCGGCAGGAAAAGTAAGCCTGCGGCGCTATCAATTCAAGTTAGCGGAAAAGTCGGCGGCTATGGCTATATTTTTAGGCAAGAATTATTTAGGGCAGACGGATGAGGTTCAAGTAGACAATTCAGAAGCATTGAATAAACTGGATGAGGTGCTTAAAGAGATCAAAGGAATTGAGTAATGCCTTTTTCAGAGAAACAGAAAGAGTTTTTTGAAAACGCAACGCATAGATGGAATTTCAAAGTAGGAGCGGTTAGAAGCGGAAAGACTTATGCAGACTATTTCACCATACCGAAAAGAATAAGATCAAGAGTAGACAAAGCAGGGCTTTCTTTTATATTCGGAGTCAGCAAGGCGACAATAGAAAGAAATATTCTTGAACCAATGCGGACTATATGGGGAGATGATATAGTCGGCAAGATTCGGCAGGACAATACAGCTCAGCTTTTCGGAGAAACAGTATACTGTCTAGGCTGTGAAAAAGTAAGTCAAGTATCAAAGATACGAGGCGCATCTATAAAGTATGCTTATGGCGATGAGATAGCAGAATGGAATTCAGAAGTATTCGAGCTTATCAAATCCCGTCTTGATAAGCCGTACAGCGTTTTTGATGGTGCTTGCAATCCAGAGAGTCCGAATCATTGGCTGAAGCAGTTTATTGATTCAGATGCCGACATATATCAGCAACACTACACGATATTTGATAATCCTTTTCTACCAGAAGAATTTATACAGAATCTTTGTACAGAGTATGAAGGGACTGTATATTATAAACGTTATATCGAAGGGGAATGGTCACTTGCTGAGGGACTTGTTTATCCGATGTATGAGGAAGCGATCTGCGATGAGATACCGCAGGAAGAAACAGAGAAAATGTGTTTCTCCATAGACTATGGAACAATGAATGCATTCGCTATGCTCTTGTGGGAAAAGAAAGGAAAAACGTGGTACGCAACTAAGGGGTATTATTATTCCGGAAGAGATACGGGAATACAAAAGACCGACAGCGAGTATCTATCCGATATTGAAAGACATTTCTCTGATGTGATACAATCAAGAAAAGAGAAGATCAGAACAATCATAGACCCGTCAGCGGCTTCATTTATCGCATTGCTCAGAAAGACGGACTGGGCAAAGGTCAGAAAGGCAGATAACAACGTGCTAGATGGAATAAGAGAAACCGCTGTCTGCTTAAAGACTGGAAAGATAAAGATAAGTTCTGAAATAAAAGAGTGGGCTGAAGAGGCAGGCGGATATGTATGGGACGATAAGTCAGTGGAAGAAAGACCAGTAAAAGAAAAGGATCACTACCAAGACGCCACTAGGTATTTTTGCAAGACAGAAAGAATTGCTATTGAGAAGAGGAGAATAGGAGAATGATAACATATCAAGACCTTCTGCAAGTCGGAGAATCTGATAAAGACAGAATGCAGTTTGTTCAGAATGCAATAACCCTGCATAAAAAGACAGACCTGTATTTAACAGCGCAGGATGCATACCAGTATGATTCTAAAAAGAATGTAACTATTATAAATTACAAAAAGCTACTCTACACAATAGCGGGGGAAGCTGTTCCAGATAATTATTCTGCAAACTACAAAATCACTTCTGCCTTTTTTAATAGATTCGTTTTACAGGAGAATCAGTATCTGATAGGCAACGGTGTGACATGGAAGGAAGATTCTACAGGCGATCTTCTTGGGGCTGATTTCGACAGCAAATTACAAAAGCTCGGACACGATGCGCTTGTCGGTGGCGTCTCTTTTGGCTTTTGGAATCTCGACCATGTAGATAACTTTAACATCCTTGAGTTTGTTCCGCTTTACGATGAAGAAGATGGGGCATTAAAAGCAGGAATAAGATTTTGGCAGATGGATTCTACAAAACCGCTCAGAGCAACATTATATGAAATGGACGGCTACACAGATTATATCTGGAGAATCGGAGAAGAAGGGCAGATTCTGCATGATAAAAGAGCATATGTCCTGAAGGTGAAAGAATCTCCTGCCGATGGCGAAGTTATCTATGACGGTGAAAACTATCCGACATTCCCTATTATTCCCATGTATGGGAATCCTCAGAGGCAGAGTGAACTTGTCGGGCTCCGTGAGGGGATTGATGCATACGACCTTATCAAGAGCGGATTTGCCAATGATATAGATGACGCAAGCATGATATATTGGACTATCAATAATGCAGGCGGAATGGATGACGTTGACCTTGTAGACTTCATAAACCACATGAAGAGAGTAAAGGCGGCTGTAGTGAGCGAGGATGGAGCATCAGCTGAGTCTCATACTATCGATGTACCGTATAACAGCAGGGAAGCATTACTGGAAAGACTGCGCTCTGATCTTTACGAGGACGCAATGGCACTGGATACAAAGAGTATCGCAGACGGAGCTGTTACGGCAACTCAGATAAAGGCGGCTTATGAACCTTTGAATAACAAGGCAGACATGTACGAGTATTGTGTACTTGATTTCATCAAAGGAATTTTAAGCGTAGCAGGAATCGAGGACGAACCGACATTTACACGTTCCGTTATCATCAATACACAGGAAGAGATCACGAACATTTTACAGGCGGCGGAATATTTGAGCAGTGAATACTTGACCGAGAAGATTCTGACCTTGTTAGGCGATGCAAACATGGTGGAAGATGTAGAAAAACAGAAGATGCTTGAAGAGTCTCAGAGATACGGGACGGCAGGTGAGGAATAATGCGTGAGAAAGATTCTGCCAGAAAGTATACCGACAAAGAGCTTGAGGAGATGGAGAAAAAGCTCAGAGAGATATACAAGAGGGCAGAGAAAGAGCTGACCGAAAAAGCGAATGATTATTTCAAACGGTTTGCGAAGAATGACGAAAAGAAGAGGCAACTGGTAGCAGAAGGAAAGCTGTCAAAAGAGGAATATCTTGAGTGGAGGAAAAGACGGGTATTTGTCGGACGGCACTGGACGAATATGAAGAAACAGGCTTCTCTTAATCTGCATAACGTAAATAAGATAGCAACTGATTACATCAACGGAAGACTGCCTGATATTTATTCCACCGTCTACAATACAAGAGCTGATGAGATAGCAGATGTCATTCCAGGGCTTGCAGGGAGCGAATACGGAAAATCAATTCCGAAGGTGTCTTTTGAGGTCGTTTCACCGAAGGTCGTTGAAATAATGTCAAATGCAAACGGAAAACACGTTGGAAGCAACTTCCTGCCATATAAAGTTCTGAAGCCTACAGATATACCTTGGAACATGAAAAAAATCAATAGTGAGGTGCTACAGGGGCTTCTGCAAGGTGAGAGCTTCCCGAAGATCGCTGACAGGTTGGTCAAGGTCTGCAATAACAACGAGGTTGCGGCGATGCGGACAGCCAGAACAATTGTTAATACAGTAGAGAATATGGCGAGACATACCGTTGCTCACGATGCGCAGGATATGGGCTGTGTAATGGTTCATATGTGGGACAGCTCACACGATGGAAGAGTCAGAGACTGGCACGTTGACGCTGATAATGATTACGGTGCAGAAAGTCAGGCGATACCGATTGATGAGGATTTCATTGTTATGGGAGAACATATGCCATACCCAGGCTATTCGGGTGGAAGTCCTGAGAATGTTTACAACTGCCGTTGCGCTGAGGTGACTATGGTAACTGGATTTAAGTCGATCCTGCCGAAACATTTGCAGGGAAAGATCGAGGTGATGGACTAATGGGTACTGTTCAAATGACAATGAAACTGGATGACAATTCACCAGAAATACAAGCGGCGATAGAAAACGCAATCAAAAGGGGAGTATTTGCTATCGGAGAAAATGCAGTTAAGAATGCTCAGCATTATGTCGATGTTGAAAAGAGGATTGACACAGGGCGTATGAGAAGAAGCATAAATCATAATGAGGGAGTCAAGGAAACAATTATAGGAACGAATGTGGAGTATGCTTATTATCAGGAGCTCGGAACATCGAGAGGTATACAACCTGCATTGTTTTTAACAAGAGCGGCAAGGAATCATTCAAAAGAATATATCAAGATTATGAAACAATCAATAAAGAATGCATAAAAGGGCAGTCAGAACGGCTGTCTTTTTTTGTTCGGAAAAATTTTTTTGAAAAAATTAAAAAGGGGCTTTACTTTTGAATTGAATAGGTGTATACTATGCTTAGAAAGTTAATCGACCACTTGAAAGGGAGGAGCACAAAATGACAACATATGATTTAATGATCAAGGTTAAAGACATTCTTGAGGCGAACGGGTTTGAAACATCATCTCCGAGAATTGCAAATGAAAAAGATTTCGAGACTTCGGGAACTGCAGTAAAGAAAGATAGAAAAGAACTTAGCGTTGAGTTCAGAGAAGTATACAGGAGCAATGCAACGGACGAGAATATCAGCGTGGACATCGAAGTTATTAAATGGGATAACAACTCAGGAATTAGATCAGGAATAAGAGCCACAAAGCAGAGAATCAATAGCAAAATGAGCGATCGTTCCATAAACAACAGAGTAAAAAAGATCATGGGAGCTTACGAAACATTATAAAACACGAAGCCGAGGGCGGCGGCTAAACCGCCCAGAAAGGAAGGAAGATTATGAAAACAAGGGAATGGCTTATCGCAGAATATAAGGACATGATTTGCGGATTCGGAGAGTATGACGTATGGGACGATGACATTGCGCCGAAGCTCGACAGCATGACCGATGAGGAAATCCGCAGAGCGTACGAGGACGATCTTCAGTGGTACGGATACCGTGAAAACATGATTCAGGTTTAGGGAGGTAATGGAAATGAAAGACTTTTACGACATGATGAAGGAAGCGGAAAGAAAGCTGACATTTACGAAGGAAAAACATATTGAAAGATACAAGAAGCTCATTGAGAGTTTTGCAGGGAATCCTTCGATGGAAATATCAATGGTTTGCACAGCTTGTGTAAACGTACTGCATGAGAAGTACGGAATGGAATGGAGCGAGATAGAAAGCATTGAGATGGCAGTATATTAAAAAAAAGAGCGTAAGCTCTTTTTTTTATTGCAAAAGAAAAACGTCTGTGATATAATGCGGTCAAGTAGATGGCGAAGTACAGCCCCGAAGAATAGGAGAATGCTACATATGAGTCTTACGAGACGAATGCTCAAAGCAATGGGCATAGAAGACGAAAAGATTGACGAGATCATTAACGCACACACAGAAACGGTTAATGCGCTAAAGGAAGAGCGTGACAGTTACAAGAAAGATGCAGAAGAGCTTCCGAACGTTACAAAGGAACGTGACAGATACAAGGAGCTTTCAGAAAAAGACAATCCATATGAGCAGAAGTACAACGATCTGAAGAAAGAGCATGATGAGTATGTCAAAGAGCAGACGGCTAAAGAGACAAAAGCCAAGAAGCAGGAAGCATACAAAGAGCTATTAAAGAGCGTTGGAGTTTCGGAAAAGAGATTATCTGCAATCTTAAAGGTAACAGACCTTTCGACCATCGAACTTGATGATGAGGGCAAGATTAAAGATGCATCTGATCTTGAAAACACTGTAAAGAGCGAATGGGCTGACTTTATCGAGACTTCGAGCGAAAAAGGCGCACCGACACCGACACCGCCTTCAAATAACGGTGGTTCAGCAGGTGGCAGTGGATTAAGCAGGGCGGCTCAGATTGCTCAGAAACACAATGAAGCTGTGTGGGGCAAAGTAAAGGAGAATTAAGTATGAGCTTTATCGGGAATGTAGAACAGGGCAAGGCTTATGCGGCTGGCTATTTCCTTGCACATGAAGAGTGCGAAAGAAAAACTAGAGAGATTCCTCAGACAGGTGCAACAACTGCAAGCGATGGAAGCAAGTATGTAAAGGCAGGTACTATTTATCCGTCTAATGACGCTAATGCAGTTGGTATCGTATATGAGGATGTTGACGTAACTACAGGCAATATGCCGGGTTCTGTAGTGCTGAGCGGTGTTGTTTATCTTGACAGGCTTCCTGTAGCTCCTGCAAGTGCGGCAAAGACTGCGCTTGAGGCAAAGGGCTTTACATTTATCACAACCGCTCCTGCAGTAACTAGACCAAATTGGACAAATGATTAAAAGGGAGGGATAAGATATGGCTAGAATTTCTTGGGAGAATAACATTTTAGGTTTTATTCCGAAAACAGATTGGCTTGACATTCCTTTCCAGATTCAGAGACCGAACGACCCTGCCGATCTGCTTTTTGGCGATCAGAGGACAGACAACCTTGTTGCTGAGTGGGAGTCTATTGCGGCTGAGTATCAGATTCCTGTAATGGCACAGTTCCATGCGTTTGACACTGAGTCTCAGACCACTCTGAGAGTGCCTATCGACCACCACAACATTGAGAAGGGTCTTATCAAAGTAAAGATTAACCAGTCCGAAAGAATGCGTGCTCTGCTTCGTAGCGGAGTACAGGGCGATACCGCTCTTTATGACTATGTTGTAAATGATGGCGTAAGACTTGCAGACCAAGTTATCACAAGAACAAAGGTAGCAAAGAACGAGCTTCTTGCGACTGGTGCGATTACCATCAATGAGAACAACCTCAATCTGACTGTAGATTATGGCGTTCCTTCTGCCAATAAGAATCTTACAATTGATTTTGGCGCAGGTGCAACACAGGATGTTCCTTCTCAGATTCAGAATATTGTTGATGCCGCAAATGCACAGGGCGTTGTTCTCAGCGGTATCTTCACTTCTGGAGCGATGCTTGGCAAGCTCAGAAAGAATGCAGATATTCAGAAAGAGATTAATGGAACAGCAGGAGCAGGAATGCTCGTAAGACGTAGCGATCTTGAGCAGTATCTTGCAGAAGAGTTCGGTATCAATCAGATTGTAACAAATGACCTTACCTATGGTCAGTCTATGACTATGAACAACACCACAGGCAGACCGACAGTGACCAGCAAGAGATATTATCCGAACAACAAGGTAACATTCTTTGCTTCTAACGTAGGCGGCAGACTTGGCGTAGGTCTTTGGGGAGACCCGCCCGAAACAGATGTTACTCAGCTCCTTGATGTATCTCAGGCACAAGCTGAAAAGCCGTTTGTATATATCACTCAGTGGGCTGAGAATGACCCTGCTGTCCTTTGGACAAAGGCATCTTCTCTGTTTATGCCTGTGCTTTATAATCCTAACAGCCTGTTTATTGCTACAGCTCAAGAGACTGAGGCATGATGTATCGAGTGATTAAAAGGTTCGCAGACCTTGAGGATAAAAAGTATGTTTACTGCGTGGGTGACGAATATCCACGCAGTGGACAAAAAACCACTGAGAAGCGTCTTAAAGAGCTTTTAAGTGGCAATAACAAGATTGGCACACCGTTGATTGAGAAGGTGAAAGACAATGAACATGATGACGGAACTTTGTCAAAATCTCAGAAACTGGTTCGACAGAGATCAAAAAAAGTGGCACGGAAAAATAACAATTCGTAACAATGCTATTACCTCCTTTCAAAATGATACATTGCAGTCAACAGCCGCCGAACCACTTGAATTGGTAGAGAATCAGTATTTCAGGATTATCGGTTCACTGTTTAATGATGGGGTACACAAGTATCTTGACCCTGAAGATCAGCTTGTGGACGAAACCTTCTCTGGTTATATTTGGGCGATGGCTGTTCCCCCTGCAGTCATCGCTCTTTGCAGTGATATAGAAGAGTGGCAGGCGAAGTACGGCGGTATTGACAGTGCATTGATGTCGCCTTTTGCGTCTGAGTCTTTTGGCGGTTATTCTTATTCAAAGGGAAGCAGGAGTGGAGCAAACAACTCCGGACTGGCAAGCGTGACTTCTTGGGAGCAGATGTTTGCGTCAAGATTAAATGCGTGGAGGAAAATTCTATGAGTTTACTTGATGAAGCTATGACAGAATGCGTCTTGCTGAATAAGGTTACTCAAGCAGATGGATATGGCGGTTATTATGCTACATGGTCTGATGGAGTATCATTCAATGCCGCAATCGTCTTGAATACTTCTATGCAAGCAAAGATAGGACAGCAAATGGGGGTAACTGGTCTGTACACGATCACGACCAGAAAGCAACTGAATTTACAGTATCACGATGTATTCCGCAGGGTAAAAGATGGAAAGATATTCCGAGTAACATCAGATGGCGATGACAACAAGACTCCTGAAAGCGCAACGCTGAATATGAGACAGGTCAGCGCAGAAGAATGGAGCTTACCAAATGAGTGATAAATGGCAGACGCAAGACGAGTTTTGGAATAGTTTCGGAATCCCTGCATATGATGAGAATACTGTGCCTGACGAAGCTGTAATGCCCTATATAACATACGGGGCTGTGGTATCAAACTTTGAAAATCCGATCACGCTTTTAGCATCGATTTGGTACAGGGAAACATCGTGGAAGAATATAAGCGAGCTTGCAGATAGAATTGCGAGCTATATAGGAAAATCCTACAAGGCTATTAAAGTTGACGGTGGTTATATGGTTTTGACTCTTGGATCACCGTTTGCACAAAGAATGGCTGATGAGGACGATTCAGTAAGAAGAATGTATCTGATGGTAGATACGGAATTTTACACGGAGGTATAAATTTATGGGAATGTTTACTGCTATTTCTCAGGACGCATTTGATGAATTACAAATGGATGCAGGAATGCTTCTCAAGACATTCAATCCCGCACAACCAGCCGCCCCTGCTGATGCAGATATCATCACTGCTACCACGGGCGGAATTACAGTTGAGTGTGTCCCGACATATTCCGATTTCGGAGAAGATATTGACAACGTACCGAACAACATGAAAGAGCTGAAACATCTTGATGGTTGGGAGTGCAAAATCAGTACAACAGCCCTTGGCACAACTCCAGAGGCTATTAAGTTGTCACTCGGAGCGGCTGATATTGATGCAACTACTACAAGCAAGATCACGCCGAGAAGAGACTTAAATCAATCAGACTTTTCCGACATTTGGTGGGTTGGCGATAAGATGGACGGCGGATTTGTTGCAGTAAGACTTATCAATGCACTGAGCACAGGCGGCTTTTCATTAAAGACCACAAAGAATGGAAAAGGAAATCTTACACTTGAATTGACAGGTCACGTTTCAATCAATGCACAGCAGACAATGCCTATGGAGTTTTATTCTGTAGAAGGATAATAAGAAGGGGTGATGTATCAGTATGAAGAATCTTGCTAACTGTAAACCGTCAGAGTTTTTAAGACAGACGAACTTGATCAGAAAATCCGTAGCTAACTGGTTAGAGTTAACGGACATTCTTAATATCCGAAAAAGAAAACCAGACTTTGCAGGAATCCCTGAAAGCGATCATGACGCAAGGGTGGCTGTCATGGAAGCTCAGACTAAAGAGAATCTGAATGCCATTTTGGAGGCTATGCTTGAAGAGCATCCAGATGAGACATTGGAGATTCTTGCGCTCATTTGTTTTGTTGACCCGAAAGATGTCGACAATCACAGTGTTGCAGAGTATCTGGATTCTATTACTGAGATCATTTCAAACAAGTCTGTATTGAATTTTTTTACATCATTGGCACGATTGGATCAGAAGCCTATTTCCGTTGCGTAGAAACAATAAGGCTCGATCTTTTGGAGCTGTTCGGAAGCGGATATGTGATCGACCATTGCATATCCGCTTATAATCTATATACAGAGGAAAAAATATACAAAATGTATGTAACCGATGTGTTAAGAGCAGGAAAAGACATTCCAAGATGGATTGATTTGGTCGAGCAGTCTTATGGGGATGAAAATAAAGAGACAGCGGAAGAAATCGTGTCAAGACTTAGTGAAGGGCTTGATAGGTTAGGAGGTGAAGAAGATGTCGATGCTGTACGATCTGATGATCAAGATAGGAGTTGATACATCAGAAATTGATAGCGCCATGCAGAAAGCAAAGGATTCTGTCAATGGATTCGGCTCTACAGCAAAAGGCGTTTTTGCAGGAAATCTTCTTTACGATGGAGTGAAAAAAATAGGCTCTGCGATGATAGACTTCGGAAAAGATTCTATCCAAACAGGAATGAATTTTGACAAAGCTATGTCGCAGGTTCAGGCAACAATGCTGAAGTCGAACGAAGAAATGGAAAATTCAATAGGTTCTGTAGATACAGCCTATGGACATTTTGAGGGAAATCTTCGTGAGTTTGCGCAGTTCCTTGGAGAGAATACTGCATTCTCCGCAACACAGGCGGCTGAAGCATTGAATTATATGGCTTTAGCAGGCTATGACACGCAACAGTCAATGGATATGCTTCCAAACGTGTTATCTCTTGCGGCGGCAGGAAACATGGATTTAGCGAAGGCTTCTGACATGGTAACAGATGCTCAGACAGCATTTGGACTCGACGCAGAGAGAACAGCTCTCATGGTCGATGAGATGGCAAAAGCGGCTTCGACGGGTAATACATCAGTTGAGCAGTTAGGAGATGCATTCCTCGTTGTAGGCGGTCTTGCAAAAGAATTGAATGGTGGTTTCGTAAAACTTGCAGACGGAACAAAGGCTCCAGTTGACGGCGTAACGGAAATGGAGATTGCGCTCACTGCGATGGCGAATGCAGGCGTAAAGGGTTCGGAAGCAGGAACGCATATGAGAAATATGCTTATGAAACTGTCATCTCCTACAAAAGAAGGAGCGGCGCAGATGGAAGCCTTAGGAGTCAATGTTTTTGACGCTGAAGGCAATATGCGTTCTTTACAGGACATCATGGGAGACCTGAATGGAGCACTCGGTGACTTAACACAGGAAGAAAAGATTCAGGCTATATCCGATTTGTTTAACGCCCGTGATCTTTCATCAGCCGAGGCATTGCTAGGTGCGGTTGAGCAGGATTGGAATGCAATCGGAGAATCAATCCTTAATGCAGATGGAGCGGCATCCGAAATGTCTGACATTCAGCTTGACAATCTTGCAGGAGATGTAACATTATTCCAGTCTGCATTAGAAGGGGCACAGGTTGCGATCTCAGATAGGCTGTCTCCTACATTGCGAAAATTTGTACAGGGTGGAACGAAACTCATGTCACAATTTGCTACTTCTTTCAAAGAGGGTGGTTTGCAAGGCGTTGTAGACATGGGAATAGATTTAATCAACAATCTAGCAAGTAGCATAACGGAATCTGCGCCACAACTTATTCCTGCCGCTCTGGATGCCCTTACGAGCTTTTCTGACGGCTTAAGAAGTAATGCTAGTAGAATTACTGATGCAGGAATAAATCTCATTCTGACGCTTGCTAGGGCTATTACAAGCAATCTTCCTGCGTTCATAAGAACTATTCCGACAATAGTATCTAACATAGCAGGAGTTATCAATGATAATGCTCCGAAGCTTATTGGCGCAGGAATCGAGATCATTGCGATGCTCGCTCAGGGAATCATTGATTCTATACCAGTGCTTATTGAGGAGTTTCCGAAAATCCTAAAATCAATATTTGATTTGTGGATGGCATTCAACTGGCTCAAGTTGGGATCAGATGCAATGAAGTTTATCGTAAACGGAGTAAAAGCACTTTCAAAGCAACTGCCTTTGCTTATGCAGAACATAGGCAAGAATGCATTAACATTTCTCAGGAATCTTGATTGGGTCGGAATGGGACGGCTTTTGATTCAGCTTATCGTAAACGGAATAACGGCACTTGTTACAGCAATTCCTTTGTTGATTAGAACGATAGGCATGACAGCTCTGTCGTTGTTTAGCAGTATTGATTGGCTCGGTCTTGGTTCTACAGTAATAACATTTATTGTTAATGGTATTACAGCTCTTATCAGTGCAATTCCTGACCTGCTTCTTTCAATCGGAACAACGGCTTGGAATTATGTCCATAACATTGACTGGCTTGGGCTCGGGATGAAGCTTATAAACTTTATCGTGAGCGGTTTACAGGCGTTGTTTAGCGATATCCCAACAAAGTTACAGTCTATCGGACAAGATGCTTGGAATAAATTCAAAGACATAGACTGGGCAGGAGTTGGCTCAAAAGTTATCAATTTTATCGTAAGCGGAATAGCTTCCCTTGTCAACGATATTCCGAACAAGTTAAAGTCAATTGGCCAGGATGCATGGGATGCATTTAGCGACATAAGTTGGAGCGGTCTTGGCTCAGCGATAATTGATGGAATCATTGCAGGTATCGGTTCTGGTTGGAGTTTAATACAAAAGCTGAAAGGGCTTGCGGCAGAAGCATTGCAGGCGGCAAAAGATGCGTTAAATATTAAGTCACCTTCCAAGCGATTCAAGAATGAAGTCGGTAAGATGATTCCTGCAGGTATAGTTGAAGGCGTAGACGAAAGCGCATACATGGTAGAAGATGCGCTCAGCTCCCTTGTCGACCCGTCAGATGTCGAACTGGCTGACTATGACTATGATGTATCCGCAACAGGCGATCTCGGCGGAAAGAAATATTCAGATGATGAAGCATGGCTAGTAGAAAGCCCTGAGCTTATTGACAGGGTAGACAGGCTTGTATATCTGCTTGAATATTATCTGCCGAAAAGACAAACGATATCAGGAGTTGAGCTGACAAATTATGTATCAAGAGGAATTAACAAACAAGTAAGGGAGCTTGAAGGCGTATGGTAAATGATCAGGAAAAATACTTTGTTTTTAACGGCAAAAAAAGCTCTGATTTTGGCGTTTGGGCTTCCGAGCTTAGTTTGATGGAAAGCCCTGCAAAAAAAGTAGAGATCATTGAGGTAGCAGGAAGAAATGGCGACATAATCATAGAGGACGGAAGCTATGAGAATGTCGACTTGAAATTCAAAGACTGTTTCATCATTAACGACTTTGCCAAAAACTTCAGCAGATTAAAGGCGTATCTGTATCGGCAGAAAGGATATAAGAGGCTTGAGACACCTTGGCTTCCAGATGAGTACAGACTTGCCGAGTTTGACGGAGATATATCTCCAACAATAAGGGTTTGGGAAGGCTTCGGAAAGTTCGATATAACATTCAACTGCAAGCCACAGAGATTCTTAAAGAGTGGTGAAGAACCGATAACGATAATACCACCGTATATTTTGGCTAACACAGTCAGAACTCCCACCTTCACCTGTGACATTGATGTAGACAATACAACTATTACTGTAGTGAAGTTTCCTGAAAATCATAGCGGTATTCCGTTGACATGGAAATACGAAACAGAGGGCGGTGCATCTTCAACGTATTCTCTTGGCACAGCCACAGGAGAAGGATGGAGCTGTACATTTCCTTATGCCATTCCGCCTAATAGTGAGTGGTTAATTGAAGCATCAATCGGCGACAACGATTCGTTCGATGATTTCATTTTTGCTATTGACGGAACATTTCTGATCAATGATAAGCGTGTCGCAGTCAACGCTTTGTGTGGAAGAAGTATTGAGTTGTATAATCCGACAGGTTTTGAAACTGCTCCGTATATTGAATGTGACGGAGCGATTCTAGGAATCCAGAGCATCAGAAACTACGATGCCGATGGAAATATGACGGAAGCATGGGGAATTACCGCAACGGATTACTCGGAGCAGACAACTTCCGCCATCATTGACTGCGAAAATGAATATCTCTATTACGTTGATGCAAATGGTAAAAAGCAGAATATCACGGGACATATAACATTGGAGCACGTTGACGGTGCAGGGAATGATTTGCCGTTAACTTTCCCGAAGCTCGGCGGTGAGAAAACGCTTTTCTATTCATATATATCATATGCTTATCAAGATTTATTCATCCGCATATATCCGAGGTGGTACACAATATGATTCCGAGGTTATACGAATCTACAGAAACGGCTTTCACGACATTTGGAATTTGTCCTTTGCCAGAATCTATCTCCTGCCTTGTGACGGAAGGTCGCAACGGTCAGTACACTCTTGAGATGGAATATCCTAGGAGTGGTATGTGGTTCAGTGAGATTAAGGTAGACAGGATAATTCTTGCAACGGCGCACGATGGAGATGAACACCTTCAGGCTTTTAAGATTGAAAGAATAGAGGGGTCACTTTCAGAAATCGTGACCATATATGCCGTTCATCTTAGCTACCAATTGAATTGGATCATAGTTACGGGAAATTCAAATGTATTCTATGGCGTGAATGCACAAAACGCAATGAGACAGGTAAAGGAAAACTGCATCATCTCCCCGTCTTGCCCGTTTACGTTTTACTCAGACATAACAACAGAAAAAGATTATACGGTCAGCGGAGAGCCGTTGCCGTTTCGGTCGTTGTTGGGCGGTGTTGAAGGAAGCATACTTGATGAATATGGCGGCGAATTTGAGTGGGATATGTGGGACGTTCATTTGTGGCAACAGCGAGGTTCTGACAACGGCGTAAGAATTACTTACGGCAAGAACCTCACTGGCATAGATTGGGAGACAGATATATCTGAGACATTCACAGGAGCTGTTGCTTTTTACAAATCAGAGGACACAGAAGGACAAGAGGTTTATGTAGAAGGCGATGTACAGACTATACTAAATAATACATTTTCCTTCCACAGAATTATCGTCTTAGATGCATCTTCTGAATTTGAAACAGTTCCTACAAAGCCACAGCTCAATACTTATGCAGACAATTATGTCAGGCAAAATGCGGCACCGCCAACGGTGAGCTTCACGATTCAATTTTTCCCTCTTTGGCAGACAGAAGAATACAGAGACTATGCTGATTTTGAACGAGTAAGTCTTTGCGATACGGTGCATATCGTGTATCCACCACTCAATATCGAGTTGGACGCAAAGGTTGTAAAAACAGTTTACAATGTCCTTTTAGATAGGTATGATAGTATTGAGGTAAGCACAGTAAAGAAGAATCTTTCCACAACTATATTTGCTATGCAGAAAGAAATAAAACGATTAAGCATATCTGGTAGCAGTAGGAGGAGATTAACAAGATGAATGCACAAATAGTAACAGTTAATTTGATTCCTGATCTTTCCTCTCCTGCGGTGGTAAAGGTCAGCCAATACGATGTCGGAAGATCGTTGGCGTTTAGAATCATGGACGGAATGAGCATGGCAACACTTCCGCAGTACTGGTCTGCAAAGGTTGAGGGGACAAAACCGAGCGGACTGGGATTTTCCGAGACTTGCACAATCTCAGGAAGTACGGTCACTGTCCGCACAACCGAAGCGATGACGCAGGAGTGCGGACATATAATGACAGAGATCAGTTTCACTCATACGGGTATTGTTGTAGGCACAGCCAACTTTATCCTTGCAGTAGAGCCGTCACCACATCCAGAGGGCACGACAGACGGCACAACTGAGGAAGCTCGGACTGTACTGGAGCAGGCACAGGCGGCGGCTGATGCGGCGGCAGAGAGTGCAGAGGAAGCGGCTGAAGCGGCGGCGGCTGTCGGTGACAAATATTCCGCTCCGATTCCTGCAAGTACTGTGAGTGGCATGGTTGACCATGACAAGGTGTATCTGTACACAGGGAATGAAACAGGGTACGAATATGGCAACTGGTATTACTGGAACGGCACAGCATGGACGAGCGGTGGCGCATACGGCACAGGTGTTGAGGTGTACGTAGACGGTACATCACTTGTAATCAATACAAACGTGCAGGATGGGAACGAGGTGAGCTATTGATGGCTAACGTATTAGTACAGGAATCCTCATTGCAGGATATTGCCGATGCTATCCGCACAAAAAACGGCACTCAGAACACATACAAACCCGCTCAGATGGCAGGTGCTATCGAAGCAATTCCGAGTGGTGGCATTACTCCGACTGGAACGATAAATATTACTGAAAACGGCACTGTCAATGTCACGCAGTACGCAAGCGCAAATGTAGCCGTACCGACAGGCGGTGCGGATTTAGGCACGAAGTCAATCACGGCGAACGGCACATATAACGCCAGTTCTGACAATCTGGACGGATACAGCAGTGTATCAGTTGATGTTCCTAACACATACGGTTCGGGCGATGAGGGCAAGGTCGTTTCTAACGGTGCATTAGTTGCACAGACTTCCGACACGGTGACACAGAACGGCACGGTTGACACAACACTGATTAACAGCCTTTTGGTCAATGTTTCGGGCGGCGGAGGTTCTTCTAATCTCGGAACTGGTTCGGTTACACTTTCCAGTGATTTATCGCTCACTACATCAGCGCAAGCCATACCTAATTTGACGTTAGGGTTTCAGCCCGATTTCTTTTTAATCTTGCCCGATAGAACATCATTTGAGGGGCGTGAAACCTACGGCGGCGGTTTGTGGGCAGTTATGGCGGTAAAAAAAGCATGGTGCGCTCCGTTTGCGTTTAATACGACAAAGACACCAGAAACAGTTACGAGCGATTATGTATTTTTTATCGCAACTTCTTTGTTTGCTAATTCGAGCATAACGTGCGGACAAGGACTTGCGAGCTTCTCACTTCTTGATACATCTTATTATGCTCGATATGCCGTAAATGCAGATGGAACAATTGGCGTAGGGAGGTATTCAAGCGGAGCAACGAAGATGTTTGCAGGCAAGTACAATTATATTGGCGTCAAGTTTTAAAGGAGTATATAAATGGCTGAATTAGATAAAATTATTTTAAACGGCACAACTTATGACATTGGCGGCTCTGGCGGCGATACTGGTTCAATTCCCGCCGAAAATGTAAAAGAGACAGAAGTTTCTGAAAATGTGGATATTCTGCCTTATATGGATTGGACAACGGGATTGTGGATAAATAATTCTGGTGTTGAGGTCGAAAATTCTGCTTACTCGACATCCGACTATTATCCTGTTGGCGAAAATGTTGTGCTGACTTCGTGCTTTTCCGCAACAAATCATAAATTTAGTTTCCATTACTACGACAGCAACAAAGTTTGGAAAGGCTTTCTTGAAAGCGGATACAGCACCGCAAATGTTCCGCTCACGCTCACGACACCGACAGGAACAGCTTATATTCGTTTTTCCGTGTCTTCCGTGGCTTATGTAACGAGCGGTAAGTGGTTATATGTAAATGTCCCGATGACCTACACGGTGCGAGATTGGCAAGATACGCTCCAAAACCGAATGAATCAGCTCGCAGTAAGAGCAGACATCTATGACAAACTCGATAACATCTTTGACGTTCTTCTTTGGAATCTTACAAAATGGAAAGGCAAAACACTTGTAACCGATGGAAATAGCTTGGTTGATTCTGTAGATTGGGGAACGTACACGGCTCAACTTTTAGGTATGAATTTTGTCAACCTTGGTGCGAGCGGCTCAAACCTTGTTCACGGGCAGACTACGATGGCAGGGATTAAGTCGCTTGTTGCGAACGATTTCCCAGAGTCCGCTGACCTTATTCTTCTCCAAGGTGACAGCAACACGCAAACAGCTGACAACGTAAATCCTGCCGACCAAATGGATGGCGAAAATGCGGTAAATTCATGGGCGGCAAGAATAAACTATCTTGTAAGATGTTTGAAAGCCAAATACCCAAACTGCGTTATCGTACTCATGCCCGATTCGGTTAGATACGACAGAAAGGATGCAAGAGGGACTTATGCTCAACATCCTCCCGCCCCAAACATAGTATATCCGAACCAAAATATATACGATGGAATGAAGAAGATTGCTGAATACAACAGGCACCATTTCTTCGCAATAGATGGTGACACACCGTTTAATCCGACAAATTATAATAACGAGTATGTCAGAAAAACGGCGGCGTCCGATTTTACTGAGAATGACGGAACGCATCCAGGCGGCTATTTTGCCGAAGCAAAAGGGAAAGCGGTGGCATGGTGGATTGCAGGACTCACATATGACCCTAGAGCGGACAATACAGCCGTTGAGGGTTGGGAGAATCTTGTGACGGCAACGATTACAGCGACATACGGGGCTGGAATAACGCACACATCTAACGCCGTGGATATCCAGTATTACATGTATTACGACAACACGATTACGGGAGCTTCATCAGTAACTGTAACAATGGGCGGCACAGATGTGACAAGCGATGTTTATACTGCTTCTACAGGCAGAATTTTCATATCCCGTGTGACGGGTGATATTGTGATTACGGCTTCATAAGAAAGGACTGGTCAACATGCTCATGAAAAAGGCGGTGATTCAATGAGCGGAATATTAAGAGGCACGACTCCCGACTTCGTGATTAAGGTAAAGCAGGAAGATTTTCTTGTTACTGATGTCACGAAACTGGAAGTCACAATATGGAACGGCTACAAGCAGAGCATCTACGGGCTGGAAGATGTAATAGTGGACGCTGAGCAGAATTCTTTCGAGATTCACTTTACAGAAGAAGATACATTGGGATTGAATTCTTCCACGACATTCAGATGGCAGATGAGGGCGATGTTTGCAGACGGAAACATTGTCGGAACACGGCAGAGCGCACCTATCAGCATTGAACCGCTGAAGTCAAGGGAAGTGATGACGACATGATCGCAAGGGCAATCGAAGTCACGGCAGAGTTTACAAAAAATATCATCTCGGCGGAAGCGGAAATTGCAACCAACATCAAACATTCCGATTTGCCTGCTTACACGGGTGTTACGGAAATTACGCCATCAGACGAGATGCAAACACTTCAGACGGCAAACACGGCACTTTACGAGAACATAACCATCAATCCGATTCCGAGCAATTACGGTTTAATCACTTGGGACGGTTCAACATTAACTGTATCATAGGAGGGCTTTACATGGCACAGAATGTAATCATTAACGGAGTAACATATCAGAGCGTTCCCGAAGTGGATATTCCGAAAGTGGGAGGCGGAACAGCGAAATTTACTGACACTGCCGATGCCACACTGAACAGCGATTCACAGCTTCTGAACGGCGTGACTGGATATGGAGCGGACGGACGCAAGTACACTGGAAACGTGACAGTCCCGACCATCTCACAGGACTCTACAACAAAGGTTCTGACCATTCAGTAAGGAGGAACGGGCATGGCAAAAAACATTGAGCTTATGGGAGCAGTCTTTCCCGATGTTCCTAGCATCAAACTTCCGCAGTACGGAGGAGGGCTTGTTAGCTTTGATGATACCTCTGATGCAGATGCTGTGGCAGGTGACATTACACAGGGCAAGACCGCATATGTGAATGGAGTGAAGGTTGTTGGGACGAATCAGGGTGGTGGCGGCGGAGATGAACCAGAGCCGACAGACGGAAAGACGCATATATGGATACACATTGACCCTGACACACCTGCCAACAGGCTGACTTTCCCATTGTACTTCGGGCAGAGCGTGGCAAACGGCGTGACGGTAGATTGGGGCGATGGAAGTGCTACGGAGACTTTTGGCGGCACAAGTGCAACCGTCCATAATCACACATATGCAACAGGCGGAGACTATGAAATCACGCTTGAGGTGACGGATGGGACGCTGAATCTGACAGGTACAAGTGGTTCGAATGGGTATGCTATTTACGGTTCAAAAGCAAATGCAAATTCTTACAACAGGGGCAGGATTAGACGTGTCCATATCGGGGACGGTGTGACAAGTATCGGGCAATATTGTTTTCAAAATTGTTATGCGCTAAAAAAAGTATCTGGAATGGGCGATGTTACAAGCATTGGGACTTATGCGTTCAGTTATTGTCACTCGCTTACAAGCATCACGATACCAGATGGCGTTACAAGCATTGAAAACGATGTGTTTTACTATTGCTACTTACTTGCAAACGTCACGATACCAGATGGCGTTACAAGCATTGGAAACAATGCGTTCAGTTATTGTCACCCATTTACAAGCATCACGATACCAGATGGCGTTACAAGCATTGGGACTTATGCGTTCAGTTATTGTTATGGCATGGCTAAATACCACCTTCTGCCAACAACACCTCCGACACTCTCAAGCGCTAACGCTTTTAATGGCATCCCCTCAGACTGTATCATCTATGTTCCTGTAGGCAGTCTCGAAGCGTATCAGACTGCGACAAACTGGTCAACATATGCAAGCAAGATGCGGGAGGAACCAGCATAACATGGAAACAATCATCTCATCATTAATTAGCGCAGGTGTGGCACAATGGAACACGATGAACTTGAGGAATTTGTAAACAACGAACTTGATATGAGGTATAACATAACACCTCATTGGCACAGGAGAGCCAACTACATAGTTGGCGACAAGGTAAGGTTTGACGGAGCTGTATACAGGTGCAAGAAATCACACATTTCAAATCTGAAATGGAATCCTGCATCTGCAAAAGCTCTTTGGGAACAACTGTCGGAGGAGGGTTGAAGCGTGATAGTGCAAATAATAATGTCAGTGTATTCCGTTCTTTTTCCTTTACTTGTCGGGTACATCATCAAGCTGTTAAAAGATCAAAAGAAGGAAAGAGACGCAAACGCAAGAGGAACAATGCTCCTTCTCCGTGTACAGTTGATTGAGTATCACGACCGATATACAGCAAAAGGAACAATTCCGTCATATGCATATCAAAACTTTAAGGACATGTACGCCGCCTACCATGATCTTGGCGGAAACGGCATGATTGAGAAGATGAAGCAGGAAGTTGATGATTTAGACCTTGAGCGAAAAGGAGGAGATTGAACATGAATACAAAGATTCAGCCAGACACAATAGCGAGGACGATTGTTCTTGCACTTGCACTTTTGAATCAGTTGCTTGCGATCTTCGGAAAGGGAACGATTCAGATTGCTGAAAACGATATTTATCAAATTGTATCTATCGTTTGGACAATCGCAAGTGCTATTGTAGCGTGGTGGTATAATAATTCATTCACCAAGCACGCAATCAGAGCGGATGATTATCTTGCATCGCTAAAGAACGGATCGCAGGAGGTGAAGTAAATGGGATACTCAAATAGCGGACTTGTTGATGTCGTTTATAAGAGCCCGAATCATTCTGGACAGAGAACACACAAGATCGTGTATATCACTCCTCATTGCGTAGTAGGACAACTTACAGCAAGCGGAATTGGAGCCTGCTTCCCTGCGGGGCGTGATGCAAGTTGTAACTATGGCATTGGCAGGGACGGGAAGGTCGTTCTTGTTGTCGATGAGAAAAACCGTTCATGGTGCACTTCAAGCGGATTTAATGACCAGAGAGCGGTAACGATTGAATGTGCTTCCGATGCGTATCACCCGTATGCTTTCAACAGCGCAGTATGGAATAAGCTCGTTTTACTTTGTGCGGATATCTGCAAGCGCAACGGCATCAAGAAGCTCCTTTGGCTTGGGTCAGCAAATAAGACTTGGAATTATAATATCAAAGACGGAGAAGCCTGTTTGACAGCCCATCGTTGGTACGATTCAAAATCGTGCCCTGGAGATTGGTGTTACTCCCGTCTTGGCACTCTTGCGTCTGAGGTCAATAAAAGACTTGGTAGTGGTTCATCATCCGCTCCTATTGTTGCACCGTCAAGCAAGATTGAAGAGGACGGTATTTGGGGCTGTGATACAACTTACCTGTCTCAGAAGGTTATGAAGACATATGAGGACGGTATTGTGTCCGATCAGAACTCAGATTGCAGAGTTTATCTTCCTGCCTGCATAGATGATTCATGGGAGTTTGTTTATTATCCTGAGGACGGCTCTGTGCTTGTGGAAGCTATTCAGAAAATGGTCGGTGCGGAGGTTGACGGAATTGCGGGATATGAGACCGTTACGAAGCTCCAGAAGTGGCTGAATAGGACACGAAGTGCGAAGCTCGATGAGGACGGTATTCTTGGAGAGAAAACCTGTAAAGCATGGCAGAAATACCTTAACAGTAAGGTCTGAGAGGTTCATATGGACGAAAACAGAAATGTACCCTATATTGTATATGAGTCAGCTATGGTGCGTGCTGAGAGGACGATTAAGAAGCTCACAATAATTGCCGTTGTTGCCTTAGTTTTAATGTTTATTACTAATGTAGCTTGGATATATGAATGGACAATATTTGATACATATTCATACTCATATGCACAAGATGGGCAAGGCGTGAATAATGTTAATCTCGGAACACAAGGAGATGTGTTAAATGGCACAGAGAGTACGAATCAGAGTGAGACGGAGACGGAGCGGAAGTAGAGGCGTGAAGGTTCGGAAGAGAAGAAGATGATCGAATATGATTTAAGTCGCTCCGAGGTCGAGCATCTGATTGATGAATGGATATTCTCAGAGCGAGATCGGAGAATATTGAAAAGAAGGTTGCTTGACGGAATAATATTTGACCAACTTTCAGAGGAATTTGAAATGTCGGTCAGACAGATAAAGAAAATAGTGTATAAAGGTCAGGAAAAGATTTTTAGACACATATAATGCACTAATCTAACATCGAAAGATGCACTTTGAGAACATTCTCACGGTGCATCTTTTTTATTATTATAAAAATCGGAAGGAGACAGAAATGCAGAAATATATTGATAGATTGATTCGTTGCAATTATAGCAGAGAAAAAGCAGAGTCCGCTTGTTATGACATATGGAATAACTGCGGTTATGTTGCTTTGGTTCTTTTCGTAGATCAGATTGAAAGCGAGTTCAAAAATGTGGGTTGAGTTCAACAATAATCCTGCCAAAAGGCGTGTCGGAGATTGCTCCGTTCGTGCGCTCAGCCTTGCCCTAAATGTAGGATGGGAAGAGGCTTATCTGATGTCCGCTATAAATGGTTACAAGATGGGAGATATGCCGAGCTCCAATTCGGTATGGGGAGCAGTCCTCAGGCAGAACGGCTTTTATAAACACGTTATTCCAAACACCTGTCCAGACTGCTATACGTTCGATGATTTTTGCAAAGAACACCAAAATGGGATATATGTTCTCGGAACAGGGAACCATGTAGCAACCGTCATTGATGGAATCTTGTATGATGCTTGGGACAGCTCAAATGAGATTCCTGTTTACTATTGGTCAAAGGAGAGTGAGTAAATGGCTTATCAGTTTCCAGTAGGTTATCAGCAGATGTATTATCCGCAGTATAACGGATACAATCCGAGCCAGATGCAGAACAATCAACAGCAAGCGCAAAGCTCAGGGATAATCTGGGTTCAAGGAGAAGCAGGAGCAAAGAGTTATCTTGTCGCTCCGAATACTACAGTGCAACTCTGGGATAGTGATGAAAATGTTATATACCTAAAAAGTGCTGACGCAAGCGGTATGCCGAGTATAAAAGTTTTGGATTATACCGTAAGAGAAACGCCAGAAAATAAAAATGCTGTTTATAGCAATAAAGCCATTTATGCTACAAAAGACGAAATGGAAAAAGAGATAAAAAGGCTTGAAAACATGATAGGCGATATGTCAAAAGTTAACGATGCCCACGAACGGGAGTTGTAAATGCTTTTTCAACATCCCATCCGTGAACTCGTAAACGGTTATGAAGCGTTGAAGTCGGAATGTTAAGCTCACGTGCCCATTGTGTTAATGTTTGCGCTTTGCCGTTATACTCAATCATGACTGTCCTGCAAGTGTTATTTGATTGCTCCTGTCGAGTGACCCAACGGCAATTTTCAGGACAATAATTACCGTTATTATCTATTCGGTCAATAGTTAATCCGTCTTTATAGCCATGATTTATAGCCCATTCACGGAATGAATTTTTATTATTTAGCCACTCATCGCAAATTTTTATTCCTCTTGCGCCATAACGGTAATAGCGATTTGACGATGGGTCATAACACCTTTTTTTCATAGCGTTGTATATTTTGCCAAGACGTAAATAACCATTTGGTAGTTTGTTTGAATTAACTAAATTTTCGGTACGATAACATCCGCAACTAACCTGTTTGCCTGTAGTAAGATTGCTTTTTGCAATAGTTTTTTTATTGCCACAATCGCATTGGCAAAGAAAATATTTAGAATATCCGACATTATGTGAATATTTTAAAACAACCAACCTACCAAATCGCTTACCGATAATATTAACACGTTCTTTTGTCATAATAATCTCCTTTTTGGGATTATTATATCATATGTTTTACTTAAATGAAAGGGGAACAGAAAAATGTCAAATTATTTATATCAGTCTATGAAAAGGCAACAGCCAAACATGGCGTCCGCACTTCAGAATCTCAAACAAAACCCAATGCAATTCCTCATGCAGAAAAAATTTAACGTGCCGCAGGATATCGCAAACGACCCGAATGCTATTATACAACATCTTATGAAATCGGGACAGGTAACACAAAGACAGTATGACAGGGCAATGCAGATGGCACAGCATTTCAAACGGTAATACTTGCAAGTTTACATAGTAACTTATTAACACTGGCTATCATTTGAGATAGTCACTAACCCCTAATAGTTACGGGGCAGAAAGGAGACTTTTAATTATGGCACTTACTGATGGTACTTCTAATGACATGGTGATGCCCGTTCAACCTATGTATGGTGGCAACGGTGGCTTCGGTTTCGGCGGAGACTCGTGGGGTTGGATTATTCTACTTCTGCTCATTGCAGGCGGTGGCTGGGGTAACGGCTTCGGCTTTGGCGGTGGCGGAGTAGGCGGCTTTGCGGCTGATGGCGCAATGCTTTATCCGTGGATGAATCAAGCAGAGATCACATCTGACGGCTTCAGAGACCAGATGATGAACACAAACATCACATCTATCCGTGATGGTATCAGCGATATCAGCACACAGCTCTGCAACGGATTTGCAGGAGTAAATGCAGGCGTGGCTAACGGCTTTGCACAGGCAGAGATCGCAAACAACGGCAGACAGATGGCGAACATGAATCAGAACTTCGGCATGCAGACTGCTATGATGCAGGGCTTCAATAGTCTTGGCTCTCAGTTTGCAGAATGCCGTTGTGACAATAAATTAGCAAGCTGTCAGACACAGAACATCATTCAGAACGAGGGAAATGCTACCAGATTTGCAGATGCTAGCAACACTCGTGATATTATTCAGAGTCAGACAAGCGGAACGCAGGCTATCCTTGATAAGCTCTGTCAGCTTGAGCTTGACGGTGTTAAGGCACAGGTTGAGGCGAAAAATGACCGTATTGCAGAGCTTACCACTCAGCTTAATATGGCGAACCTTGCGGCATCTCAGACTGCACAGAACGCTCTTATTCAGCAGGGATTCTCCAACGAGGTTGATGCTCTGTATAACAGACTGAACACCTGTCCTGTTCCTACAACTCCTGTATACGGAAGAACTCCTATTTTCACCTGCAATAGCAACAACGGTTGCGGTTGCGGATGCGGAAATAACTTCTAGGAGGTTTCACTATGGCAGAATATTTAACAAGAGATGTGGTCGAAAATGTTCCATTGAACACTCCTATCACATTCATTGATTCTATCCCATGCAATAGAGGTAACGTATACCATGAAGGTGGTGGGATTTTTGTTCTAAAGGGTAAGACAAACAACTGCTTTGCAAGATACAACGTAGAATTCACCGGTAACATCGCAATCCCTACCGGCGGAGCTGTTACACCTATTGCAACTGCCATCGTGGTATCTGGAGAAAGCAGAGATGGAAGTAGAAGCATATTCACTCCTGCGGCGGTTGATGAGTATGGAAACGTGACAAGTCGTGCAACGATTGATGTTCCTAGAGGCTGTTGCTTTACTGTAGCAGTTGAATATGTCAACGGAACAGTAAATGACCCTGCAACGGTTCCTACGCCTGTAATCAATGTAATAGACGGAAGTTTGTCAATTAGCCGTGTTGCATAATTTGTAAATCTGTGATATAATGAATTGCGTAGAAAACAATTCATTTACGGAGGTTAATTATGCAAAAGAGAGATAAATATAACCATATAGATATTACAGGCAAAAGATTTGGACGATTGGTCTGCGTAGAAAAGACAGGAAGATCAAAATGGTTATTAAGGTGTGATTGTGGAAATGAAGTTGTTTTGAATTATTCAAGATTGCTATACGGACAATCCTCTTGTGGCTGTTTGAGAAAAGAAGTGGCAAATAAATGGGGTAATAGTCACACAAAGCATGGAAAATCAAATACAAAACTATATCGTAAATACAGAGGAATTTTAAATAGATGTTATAATGAAAATTGTAATAGTTATAAAAGATATGGTGGAAGAGGAATTGATGTGTGCGAAGAGTGGCGTAACTCTTTTGAATCCTTTTATAAATGGGCATATGAGAATGGATATGACCCGAAAATTGATGGGCATTATTGGAGTATAGACAGAATTGATAACAATAAAGGATATTCTCCAAGTAATTGTCGATTTGCTACCGCTCAGGAGCAAATGCGAAACCGAAATATAACTAAATTTTATGAATATCAAGGCAAGTATTACTCCGCATCGGAATTTGCTGATGCTTTTGGTATTACAGATAAATTTTTTGTATATCATCGCATTGGAAGAGGCAAGTCATTAGCAGAAATTATTGAGGATTGGACTATTTCTCATAATATACCACAAGGCTATATTGACGTGACTACATATTCAAAAAAACACAATGTTACTAATACAACTGTATATCGGTGGATTAACAGTAAAAAGGTCAATGCCGAAAGGTTAGGCAGAAGATGGTATGTACAGGATACTTAATATTTTATCTTAGCAGAACGGCATAGGAAGGAGGTTAAGTCGTGCATAAATTATATGAGTTAAAAGAAAAGCTTATGAATGAGCTTGAGGACTATGCTGATAATGGCAAGTTCTCAAAGGACGATGTGGAAGCGATCAAATATACCGCAAGTGCGATTGACCATATATGCAACATCGTAGAGCGTTCTGAAGATGAGGAATATAGCGGTGATATGATTGGCAGAGTTTATAATGATGGCTCATACAATTACGGTGCAAGAGGCGGTCGTGGCGGTCGCTCTTACGCCCGTGGGCGTGGCAGAAATGCAAGACGTGATAGTATGGGCAGATACAGCTCTGAGGGCTATTCAAGAGCCTCTGAGGGCATTGTAATGGAGCTTAGAGAGCTGATGGATGATGCACAGGATGACAGAATCCGTCAAGAGATTAAAACGCTCATTCACAAGGTAGAGCAGATGTAAAGGTGGTGCGCCCTTGATTCAAGAACAAGACCTTATAGAAGCGATTGCAGAGTGTCAAGGGCAACGCAATCCGAATGCCAATACCTGCATAAAACTTGCGGCTTATTATACGATTCTTGATAATATCAAAAGAGATACGCAGGAAGAAAAGCAGGATGTAAAAACAGCTCCTTTGCAGTATTCATTTTCAGCAGGAAACATAATCCAGTATGAAAGCGAAAGCGAATTTGCGAAGGCGATCTATGGAAAGACTACAGAAGAGATCATGCCTCTCATAGATGAGTTAATGCAGACTTTGCAAGTGGTGAATCCACCGTTGTATAAAAGCGTCATGAGAAGGATTTGACAAGATTTGAATATGGTGCTATATTAAAGGTGCGATATGTGCTAAATGTTAGTTTCTTTCCAATTTAACACGTGAAAAGGCGGCAGGTAAAACTGCCGTCTTTTTCTTTTTAACGATTTATCTTTCCAGATAAGATATGCACTAATAATATTGACTGAGATCATGGATAGGCGGCAGGATACCCCGACCTCTTAGGTCGGGGAGGAATGCCGCTTTCCCCTTTCAATATTAAAACTTTTAGTTTCCTCTTTACAATCACTAAAATATATGATATAATATATTTAGTGAAAAGAGGTGAAAATATATGCAAATGACTGTAACGGCGAAAATACAGCTTATTGTACCATCTGAATATTATGAGCTGCTGATTAACACAGCTAACACTTATCGTAATGCTTGTAACTTTGTATCTGAATATGTGTTCAAAACCCATAATTTAAAACAGTTTTCTTTGAATCAGGAATTGTATTATGAACTCAGAGAAAAGTTTGGGCTTGGTTCTCAAATGACACAATCTGTATTTAAAACTGTCATTGCCAGATATAAAACGATTCAAACAAATCAGCATCAATGGATTCAGCCTGAATTTAAAGTTCCTCAATTTGATTTAGTTTGGAATAGAGATTATTCTTTAAATCAGGATTGTTTTTCAGTCAATACTTTGCATGGCAGAATCAAATTAGCTTACTGTTCACAAGGTATGGAAAAATATTTTGATAAAGAGATTTACAAATTTGGAACAGCAAAACTTGTCTATAGACATAAGAAATATTTTCTGCACATTCCAGTGACTTTTGAAGTTTCAGAATGTTCTGATTCTGATATTTGTAATGTTGTTGGCATTGACCGTGGAACCAATTTTGTTGTGGCAACTTATAACAGTAAACATCAATCTGGCTTTGTCAGTGGTAAAACTATCAAACAAAAACGTGGACATTATAAAAATCTCCGCAAACAGTTACAGCAGGTCAGAACGCCGTCATCAAGAAAAAGATTAAAGGCTATCGGTCAGCGAGAAAACCGTTGGATGCAGGATATTAACCATTGTGTATCGAAGGCACTCGTTGAAAACAATCCGGAGCATACCCTTTTTGTTCTTGAAGATTTGACCGGAATTCGTTCTGCTACTGAAAAAATCAAGCTGAAAAACAGATATGTTTCTGTAAGCTGGGCTTTTTACGATTTGGAACAAAAACTTATCTATAAAGCAATGCAGCATCATGACAAAGTGATTAAAGTAAATCCTGCTTATACAAGTCAATGCTGTCCTATGTGCGGACATACAGAAAGAGCAAACCGCAATAAGAAAATACATCTTTTCTGTTGTAAAAATTGCGGTTATAAGTCAAATGATGACCGTATAGGTGCAATGAATCTGTATCGTATGGGAATTGATTATTTAGTACCTGATACAGTTACAGCAGAGTAAATCTTTGCTGTAAGGGGCGTTGTCAACCGTCCCACGGTGTTACGTCAGTTTGCCTTATGGCATTCTAAAAAGGTAGGAGATTTCCAAAATCGTCTGCACTACCGGATAGTGACAAGCTCCCACTTCTTAGCGAACGAAGTGAGCGTAAGTGGGGGTAGTTGACGCTCTATGATATTATTGTATTGAATACTTTTATGTTTACCCAAAACATAAACCTCTATTTTTCTGAAGTCCGCTCCGTGTAAAAACGGGGCGGATATTTTTTTTGAAAAAAATTTTAAAAACGTATTTACATTTCTGTTTTTATAGTGTATACTTAAATTACAGAAAGGGAGCAAGCTTTTCAAAGTACAGGTCAAGGGCTTTCAAGATCGAAGGTCAGGGGCTTCGGGAAACGACTAGTAACTCCTAAGAGAAAAGAAAGGAAGAAAACATGGTAAACTATATTCGTGAATGTGTAGGATGCACAGACATCGGACTTCCCTGTATGGGACATATCTGCAATCAAGGACATTATGAATTTATTTGCGATTGGTGCAATCAAGAGACTGACGGGCTTTACAGATTCGATGGAGATGAGGTCTGTAAAGAGTGCCTTCTGAAGAGCTTGGAGAAAAGAGAAGCGACCGATGAAGAAGATGAAACCTTCTTGGTAAACGGCGAATGGCTCATTGATACTGAGGCACTTGGAGAGTTTGAGCATATAGACATTTGGACATTGTAAGAAAGGAATAATGAAATGAAGTATTTTGAGAAATTTGAAAGAGTGAATCAGATGTATCTGCCGAACATCGGACAGGGAGAGACAAAGGCAACGCAGATTTGCACAGCCGTAAACAAGCTGATCTATAAGTGGTATAATGACGGTGATGTATACGACAATACGCATTATATCGAAGGTTGGTTCAACGACCTCAGCAGTTACGCGAACTGGCTTGAGAAGTACGCAGACTGCGGAGATATTCTGAGCGAGATCGACTCTTGCTTGGACGGCAACGATTACGAAGACATTCTCGCAAGTCTTGCAGACAGATGCCTTGATGAAGAGTATCTTGAGAAGATGAACGCTGAGCCTGCGATTGGAACTATTTACGAGTGCGATGGGCAGTACAGGTTCGAAGAATACAATGAGGAAGACGAGGAGGAAAACTGGTGAACGAGCAACAGGTGATAAGTTATATCAGATACAATCTGAAGAAAGATGGAAAGAATGTTACACAGGCGGCGGTGGAATGCGGATACAGGGCGAACACGTTTTACAGCTGGTTTGCCATGAAGACCCGAATCACGCTTGACGGGCTGACGGTTATTCTTGATATGTTCGATCAAGTTCCTGCGGTAATGGACAGTAATGGGGTATTCCATTTTGACATTTTGACTTGGCTCGGCACGGAGGTCCGCAAAAACAAAAAGGCGATCTCAAAGTATCACAAAGACCCTGAATATGTCAGAGGAAACATCCGACTGTGGGCGACTCACAAACATGGATTGAAGCTATGCGCTTTATTGGAAATATTGGACGTTTTTGGAGCAGAGTTGATGATTTTAAGAAAATCTAAAAAGAGGTGACAATATGACAGAAAAGCAGATTGCCGACTATATTTCAAGTCTATTTAAGCAAAACGGAATAACAGTTAGTGCTACAGGGAATAAGATTGGCTATAAGCCAGAGACCATATATTATTGGCTGAGACTTAGCACGCATATAACGCTTGATGGGCTGTCAGATATATTACAATATTTCGATCAACAGCCTGCTGTCAAAGCTGATGGCAAGTATTATCGGGATATTTTAGGTTATCTAAAAAGAGCGATCATGGGAAAAAAGAAAGAGGTATATGCCCTGTTTCCAAAACATGAATATGGCAGGAAGAACATAAAGGCGTGGACAACAGGGGAAAGAAAAATGAAAGTTGCTGTATTGATTAAGATTCTTAATGTGCTCGGAGCAGAGCTTGTTATATTGAAAAGAGGCAAAAATGAACGCACCTTGTAAAGACTGTAAAGACAGACATGATATGTGTTGGGAAGATTGCAATAAATACCTCAGATACAAGAAAGAGAGGGAAGAGATCAAAGAAAAGATATCTGAGGAGAAAAGAAAGGATAGTATGGAGCGAAAACATGTCTACAGGAGACGGGCTGTAAAAAATGCATTAAAAAATAAAAAAGGGTATTTACTTTCTTAAATAAATAGTGTATACTCTAATTAGAAAGTTGAGTCATATGAAAGAGAGGAATCAAAAATAAGAGCCAAGTAGAATAATTCAAGAGCTGACCTGTCGGCTATACGGGGGAAGGAGTAGAATGGAACAAAAAAAGAAGATTGGAAGAGTATATGCATCAAGCATTAGATATGACGCCGAGAACACACGGCAGATAAAAATGAAATTGAATCTAAAGACAGATGCGGATATCTTAGCAAAACTGGATTCCGTACCAAATAAACAGGGCTACATCAAAGCACTTATAAGAAAGGATTTATATGAGCATAGGGGAAGCATTTCTGAAAAAGTTAACAACTGGACAGCTCCTTGACGCATGGGAGCTTACATCAAAGATAGATGATGAAGACGTTTATACTGTCAGAGGTTGGTTGATGAAAGAGTTCGAGCGCAGGTATCCAGAGGCATGGAACAAATGGCTTGAAGGAGAGGCACTTGATGAATCATTAAGAGTATATATTTTGGGAGGAAACGAAAATGAGTGAAAACAACATCTTCTATCGCATGAGCAAGATCACGGAGGAAATCTCTGTGGTGGCAAAGAATCTTTCCGTAGGCTACGGAAAGAACAGCTACAAGGCAGTAGGAGAGGCTGACGTATTGGCGGCAGTTAAACCTATCGAGGCCAAGTACGGAGTCTATAGCTACCCAGTCAGCAGAGAGATCATTGACAGCGGAGTGCTTACTACTGCAGGATATGACGGGAAGGAAAAGAATCAGATGTACATGAGAATCAAGACCGTGTACAGATTCCTTTGTATCGACAATCCTGATTCATTTATTGACATTGAGAGCTTCGCAGACGGTGTTGACTCACAGGACAAGGCTCCCGGTAAGGCAATGACGTATGCCGATAAGTATGCACTTCTCAAGGCATACAAGATCATTACAGGCGATGATCCAGACCAGAATATGTCGGAAGAATTGAAAGCAAAGAAGCGTATGCAGACAGCTTATCCACCAAGAGCAGAGATGGAGAAGTTTGTAGCTGAGAATTATGACGAGGAGAATCTCACAAAGATTCTTAACTATTACAAAGTAAATTCTCTCGGTGAGCTGAAGCTCGAAGAGCTTATTGTTGCATACAACAAGAAAAAGAGATGAGGTTCACGGGAAAGCTCCTGTCTGTCAATATGGATTGGCAGACAGAAAAGTATACTATAACATTTTCGGTCAATGAGCAATCTTCACTGAATGAGATTGAAAAAATAAAGAATCTTGACAAGCTTTCGATTGAGGCAAAGAAGTACAGAAAGAAAAGATCACTTGATGCAAACGCTTTATTGTGGGCTTGTCTCTCAGATATAGCCATGGCTCTGCGGACGGATAAATGGAATGTATATCTTATGATGCTGAAGAGGTATGGAAAATATACATACATTTGCGTAAAACCGAATGTGGTCGAATCTGTAAAAGCACAATGGAGAGAGTGTGAAGAGATCGGGACGATAAATATAAACGGGAAGGAAGCAGTTCAACTCCTGTGTTATTTTGGAAGCAGTACATACGACACAAAAGAGATGTCTGTTTTGATTGACGGCGTGATCTCAGAAATGAAAGAGATGGGGCTTGAAACTCCAGAGTCGAGAGAGGTGAAAAGAGCGATAGAGGAATATGAAAAGCATCATTCAGCATGAGAAGGTATGTTATTTCTGCGGAACATCCTATCCGTTGGAAAAGCATCACTGCATTCATGGCACGGCAGGGAGAAGATTGGCGGACAAATACGGGTTGACTGTTTACCTTTGCCCTGCCTGTCACAGAGGCTCTGATGGCGTTCATGGGAAGAATGGAGCAGGACTCGATAAAATACTCAAGCAAACCGCCCAAAAGGCATATGAGGGCAAATACGGGCACGAGAAGTGGATGGAAACGTTTGGAAAGAACTATCTTTAGGAGGTACATATGAACATTTACGATTTAACGAATGAGTACATCAATCTTTTAGCAATGGCGGAAGACCCAGAGGTCGATCTTGAGGAACTTTCCTCTGCAATGGAAGAAATCAGCGGAGAGATTGAGGACAAAGCAGACGGCTATGCTTTTGTTGTTCAGAGAATCAATTCCGATATCGATTCTATTTCTGCGGAGATCAAAAGACTGCAGGAAAGAAAGAAGACATTCGAGGCAAGAGCGGAGCGCATCAAAGAAACGCTTATGAAGTCCATGAACGCAATTGGCAGAAAGAAGATTCAGACAGCTAATCATACCTTTACCGTGGCTAAAAATGGTGGTAAGATTCCTGTAGTAATCTCACCGTTTGCAACAGCGAACGATGTTCCCGATGAGTTTAGAAATGTGAAATATGATTTCAATAAAGACGCAATCCGTGAAGCGTTGGAGGCAGGAGAGATTCTTGACTTTGCGGAGCTTGGAGAGCGTGGGGAATCGCTCAGAATCAAATAGAAAGGAATGAACAATGGCACAAAGAGAATACGGTTATAAAAATGTCAGCAGTGAAAATGGAACATTTAGTTGTCATGTAAGAAAGGAAGTCAACAACAAGTTAGACATATATTGCAGGATCAATGGCTTCAATAAAACCGCATATGTAAATAATCTGATTGAATCTGATATGAATGAGAAATTTGATAAATTAAGGGAGGCTGAAAAGTGAATCAGTTTAATGGAATAGGACGTCTTACAAAAGACCCAGAGTGCAGATATACACAGGGAGAGAATCCAACCTGCGTAGCAAGATATACTATTGCTATTGACAGAGTTGGCACAAAAAAAGAAACAGACTTTATATCATGTGTATGTTTTGGCAAGACAGCAGAGTTTGCTGAGAAGTATCTCAAAAAAGGAACTAAGGTCGGAGTGTCTGGAAGACTTCAAACAGGCTCGTATAAGAACAGAGACGGTGCTACGATCTACACAACCGATGTAGTAGTAAATTCCCACACGTTCTGTGAAAAAGCCGAGAATAAGCCTTCTAGCACGCTTAAAACTGATTCTGATGGGTTTATGAGCATTCCAGATAAGCTTGATGAGTCTTTACCGTTTGAATAAAGGAGAGATAGTATGAAAATTCTGCTTGATGATATTGCTAATATGCCAGAGAGAAAACACCCGCAAGATGCAGGACTTGACTTGAAAAGTCCTAAAGGGAAGTCTTATGCGGTACCGCCAAGAGGTCGTGTCTTTATTAATACTGGAGTCCATGTAGAGCTTCCTGTAGGCTGTGTCGGACTGATTAAAAGCAGGAGCGGATTGAATCGTGACGGCTTGCAGGTTGAAGGAGTCATTGATGAGAATTACCGTGGCGCAATCGGTCTGACGATCTACAATCATTCAGATCAGATGTGGCTTATCACTCCGAATGAAAGAATCGCTCAGCTTGTTATTGTTGAATGCTTGTATCCAGATATTGAGATTGTGGAGGAACTTTCTGACACAGATAGGGGAGCAGACGGCTTCGGGAGCACAGGCAAATGAGCAAATATCACAGCAAAAAGGTGACAGTAAATGGTATCGTCTTTGACAGCAAAAAAGAGGCAAGACGGTACCATGAGCTGTTGCTGTTAGAGAGAGCAGGAGAGATCAGCAACCTTGCAAGGCAGAAAAGATATATTCTGCTTCCCACTCAGCGAGAAGATACAGAGGAAGTGTATTCCAGAGGTGCGCACAAAGGGGAAAGGAAGCAGGGCAAGGTCATTGAAAAAGAATGCTCTTATATTTCTGATTTTGAGTATGACGACAAGCAGGGAAATCATGTTGTTGAAGACTGTAAAGGGATAAGAACCGAGGTCTACAAGATAAAGAGGAAGCTCATGCTCTACGTTCACGGAATCAGAATAAAAGAAACATGATATTTCAAAAAGGGTATTTACTTTTCAGAATAAGAAGTGTATACTAATAGTAGTGGGTATGCCATTGCTCACTAAAGATTCCTTTCTTTCAAGATAGGGGAGTGGTCTTTGTCTTTTTCAGCCACTCCCCTAACGAAGGAGATCATATCCGCTATGCGGATTGATATACAGTGTCGATTGTGGAGTGACGGTCTACGATCGGCTGAAATTTCATAATCGACACGGGAGACCTGTATTTGTGGAAGCCGTCACCTTCCCAAATGCAGGTTTTTGATTTATAGGAGATTTATCATGGGAAAAGTAAACGATGAGAATTTTATCTGCATACAAGGATGGATGATTAACAGGCTCAATCTGAAGGGTAATGAGTTGCTTGTATATGCTATCATTTATGGCTTTTCACAGGACGAAGAATCAAGATTTACAGGAAGCCTTCAGTATCTTGCGGACTGGACAAACAGCTCTAAGCAGGGAGTAATGAAGAATCTTAAATCTCTTACAGAAAAGGGATATATTGAAAAGATAGATAGAAATATCAATGGGGTAAAATTTTGTGAATACCGTACAACTGAGTTGAATGGGGTATTAAACAAAGTTGAATGGGGTATTAAACAAAGTTTAATAAGGGGTATTAAACATAGTTTACCTAATAATATAGATATAAATAATATAAAGAATAATATAGATGATAATATATACAATCATGTAATTGAGATGTATCACGAGCATTGTCCTTCACTGCCGAAGATCGTTAAGTTGACTGATGCAAGAAAGAGAGCAATCAGAACGAGACTCAAGACATACACAGAGGATGATCTTGTTACAGCTTTTGATAAGGCAGAGGCAAGCGACTTTCTTAGAAAAGGGTCAGGCACATGGAACGGGGCTTCCTTTGATTGGATCATGAATCCTAGAAACATTGTTAAGATTCTTGAGGGCAACTACGACAATAAGCCAACAAGAGGGAAAGGGAAGGAACTTGATTCATTTTATGATATGGCAAACGACTGGGCGAAAAAAAATTAAAAAAAATTCAAAAAAGGTATTTACTTTCTCAAAAATATAGTGTATACTCTAATTAGAAAATCACTTAGGGCACTTGAAAGCTGAGCTAACGTCTATACGGGCGGAAAGAGTGGAATATATGAAGTTTACAAGAGAAGAGCTTTCAATGATCATTGAAGGACTTCAGAGCAAGATTCAGTACTATGAAGAATATGACAGATGGCTTGATGTAGACAAATGTCAGAGACTTATCGAAAAAGTGGACAAGATGAGAAAGGAAGGAAAGAAATGACAAGACACGAGATCGAGAAGAAGTTAACGCAGATGGCAGAGGAATTGCTCAAATTTTATCATGAAAATGTTCCGAACGGAGGGAATCTGAGCATTGCAGAAGTAACCAAAGAAAATGGTACAAACGTAATGGTCTATAATCAGGCAACTTACCTCGAGGAGTTTGACGGGAATATTGATTTCAAGACTTGCCCAGACGGAAGCGTATATTCTATCGGGCATGATGGAGAGTATGGAGAGATCATTAGAACAAAAGAAGGAGAGTGGATCGTATGAAGAAAAATAAAAAAAACACAATACCTGTTGATAAAGAAAGATTATTAAATGCGCTAAGAGAAAAGGAAATTGATGTATATAAAGCAGGAGAATTATGCGGGAAGAGCAGAAGATATGTTAGAAATTTTGTAGACAGAGAACTTATCGGAAAGGATAATATAGAAGTTATTAAGGAACATCTAGGAATACCTTATTCCGATTATTGTCCAGTAGACAAAAAGAAAAATGAGGAAATTGATCTTTATCAACTAATAGAGATAGCGAAAAAAGAAAATATTGAGATTGAGATATACAATAATGGAAAGAAGATAAGAATTAGACCTTTAGGATGAGTTTGATTTATAAGGATGGTATAACATGGCTGAGATTGAAATTATTTATCGTGAAGGATATTGCAAGTGCATGGGTGGAGATTACTGTATGCAATGCCATACACAGTGTGCGGAGGATATGGGATGTCGAATGTTTAACGAGGTCGGGCACGAAAAAAACGTAATTCCTTTTGGCAATTGCATTCATGCAAATTTTAAGTATATATACAAAGGAATGTCTATCAAGAATTACGAGTTAGAAGAAGTAGATGACCCGTATAATCCACACTTAAACTGCATGATGCTGAAAACAAGAAACGTCTGGTATCAATGTGAAAAAGTTGTGCTAAATGGAAAGGTTATTTATGGTGAAGATTTTGAGCCAACAGAATAAATCAATAATGCACACACAGTCGGCAGGAAAGCAGTTGGTGATGGTCACAACTTTTGCCCGAAATGCGGAGCTAAAATGGAGGAATGGAAGGAATGACACATATTTTAATGGTAGCAGGAATGATCTTGATGTTGGGTATTGCAGGAAGATTTGATTGTGATGCGGCGCAGGGGTTGGCAAGTCCAAGTATGATGGGATTTATTCTTCTTTCAATCGCTCTTATGATTCCAGATGCGATATGGTTTTTGTACATGGTAAAAAAGGCAAAGGAGATGAATGAATGATCGGGAAAATTATAATGCTTTTCATCGGAATGTTTATGGGAGTATCTTTGATGTCAATTTTACAGGTCGCAAGTGATGCAGATGATCAGATGGAAGAGGAAGCGAGAAAGAATGAAAGAGATAAAGAATAATAGTTGGTTATGTGAGGTACAGGCTCCGCCAGAGTCACATGAAAGTATTGAACAGTTTTTCAATGCGCTTTCATATAAGGTCAAGCACGCTGATGGATGGCAAGCAGGATATGAATACGGCTATAAAAAAGCAATCACAGAAATGAGAGGTAAGAATAATGGATGAATTAATCAGCAGGAAGGCAATACTGGAGCACATCGAAGAGATACGACAGAAAGCGCAGATGATGGATGATATACGCAGATCGTGCACCATTATGAGCGGTATGTATCTGTGCGAGGAAACGGTGAGGAATCAGCCACCCGCACAGCCAAAAACACCGCTATACGTTGCGGAAATCGAAAGCGAATACAAGAAATGGGTTAATATACCACAAATAGACAAGCCACTTGCAAAAGCGTTGTACGAAGTTTGGAAGAAGCACGACAGAGAGGATATGAACAGAAATGAATGATTTAATCAGCAGACAGGCGGCGATTGAAGCGCTACAAGGCAGAAAGTGAGGATAAGGAATGAAAGCAAAAGAACTTGCTGAGGAATTATTGAATTATCCCGATTTTGATGTTGAATTGACTTATATGGTATTTAAAAGGGATGGAATACATACACCATTTCCCGATGTTTACAATTACAAGATTACTGGAATAGCGGATATAGGGCATAGTGACAAGGTAGTTGTTTTGAATGGAGAATGTGAGGATAGGAATGATTAAGGAATTTGAACAGAACAAGGCTTATGCGGAGAAATTAGCAACACTTATGGCTAATCATCCCGATATGAGAGTCATAGCGTGGATAGATACAGATGGAATAAGTGATGATTATGCTTACTTAGCAGGTAACATCTACGAACCACATATAGAAACGCTGATAATCGGCAAGGATGATAATATGTACTACGAAAAAGAGGATAGTCCGTATGATGATTGTTGCCACTACTACGGATGGAAAGAAGTTGATAATTGGTCGGACGAGGAGATTGAAGAAAAAGCAAAAGCCATTCCGTGGGAGGATGTGATAGCGGTCAGAGTTGGTGTGAATTGAGTCACAGGCAGAAAGGGAGGAAAAGGAGAATGAGATACATAGACCATATCAGAAATATGTCAGATGACCAGTTGGCGTACTTCCTCAATGCCATACAACCCGAAATTACATTATGGAGTCTGTCAATGATGAGGGCATTAAGTAGAAAACCCTATAAGGGAGTAGATGCATTAAACGGAACAAGCGGCGATACAAGAACGCTTATGAGCATATTATACAAGGATTTCGATTACGAAATGAAGCTGATGGATGAAGAACGAAATCAAAGCCTTGATGATTTGCATGATTACGCAAGCGGAAATGACTTGAAACGAGCGTTAGGGCATCCCGAATTGCAGAAGGAAAGAGAATTGCCGAAAGCACCAGCAGACACACAGCAGGCAGAAAGTGAGGATAAGGAATGACAAGGAAAGAAGCGGCTGGGGTCATTAAATTTGAAAAAACCTGCGTATTAAGGCAAGACACACCACGATGCAATCGAGATTGTAAAAAGTGCGACCTACTTTTGCCAACAGAGGATGTGCTAACAGCTTATGATATGGCGATCAAAGCATTAGAGCAACAGCCTTGTGAGGATACTATCAGCAGACAGGCGGCGATTGAAGTAATTGACGCAGTGTTCCCAGTTGACCCGATGAAGTCAGAATATGCACAAGGGATTGCTTGCGGTGCGGCACTTGCGAAGACATATGTTGAGCAGTTACCATCCGCACAGCCAGAAGATTATACGGAGTTGAAACGAGAATTTATTCGCATGGCAAGCTACATCGACAGCCTGCTCATATGCTCTGACGAACAAAAGGAGACGCTAATAGGCTTTATATCACGGCTTGCTGAACATATGCCGTGGACAGAGAGGGATTAAGCATGGATGATTTAATCAGCAGACAGGCGGCGATTGATGCAGTTGAATACTGGCACGGAGTCGATGCTTCAGAAGCACTGGGCAAGGTGCCATCCGCACAGCCAGAGCGGATTCCGTGCAGTGAGAGGTTGCCTGAGCACCCTGAGAATGACGACTATTATCTTGTCACTATTCAATGTGAACATTATGACGGTTGGGACGATTTCGTGACAGGCTTCGCTGAATGGACTAAGCATGGATTGGATGAACTGAGTTGCTATATAGGGCAGATAAAGGTAATCGCATGGATGCCACTCCCGAAACCATACGGAGGTGAGAGTGAATGAAATATATAGCGATATTTGACATTCCAGATGATTATGGAATTGGCTGTGCTGTGGCAAAAATATGTCCAAAAGACGATAAGGTGAGAACAGAAAAAGATTATGAAAATGCTTATGCACAAACTGAGCCGTTATCAGAACAGAAAGCAGAAATCTTTGATAAATTCAACACTGTTATTAGAGTAATGCAGGACTTGGGAATCGGGTGTGCTTACGATATGCCGAGTTTTTGGTGCAACAAAGGCAAGGACTATGCTGTTATTCCGACAAAGTATCATAAAGGTTATATGCAAGCGTTAGAAGATGTGGAGCGTGAAATTAGATTGCGGTTCGGTTTTGCCGAGAGAGATGATTCGATTCCATTATCTTTTATTGATATGAGAGGTGAGAGCGATGAAGATTAAAATGACGGAACGCATTACAGAGATTGAAGCAGATGCAAGAGAGCTGAGAGAAAGTCAGACGTTAGCGCAGAATTTTACATCGATGCTATCAAGATGCTTTGCATCGACAGAGCCGTTTGATGATGTGGAAGAAACGAAAGAAGGTAAGAGCGATGAGACTGATTGACGCTGATGAGCTGATGGAGCATGTGTACAGAGACAAACTTGATAGTCAATGGAAGGAGTGGAGCGAATGAGCAGAATCAAGGGAAGATATGCTGCGAGAGTTATCATTGATTTTGATGTCGAGAGAACAAGCACAACACTTCCCCTTGAAGGGGTGAAAGAGCGTTTCAAATTGTTTCCTGCGGCATTGGAAAAATCATT